GAACGACGCTTATGCGAAACTGTATGAGCTTATGTTCAAATTCTGGTTGGCATATTCCGACGATCCGTTACCGATTACTGGAAGCGGCGTGAATGGTGAGCAGGAATTTGACCTGATGGATAAGACTGACTTTGTAAAGCAGGACGCGGCCGGGGAATACTACTGGAACGACGAGTTTATCTTTGAAACCGATCCTACTTCGACCATGATGGCGAACAGAGAAGCTATGTGGCAGCAGATAGACATGAAATTACAGTCTGGTGCTTTCGGCCAGTTAGGAACTCTTGAAACCATGAGATTATACTGGTCGCTTATGGAGAAGAACCATTATCCGAACGCAGGCGACGTTTTAAGCCAGATCGAATCCATGTTAGCAGAGCAGCAGCAACAGGCGCAAATGATGCAGGCACAGATGCCGCAAGAAGGGGGTATGCCGAATGAAATGCCCGTTATGTAAAATCGAAATGCGTATCTCAAGGACTAGAAACATCATTGAGAACGACAACACGCCGGACGCAGAGACAAAGTTATATGTTGAGCAGGAACTTAAATGCTTGAATAAAAGCTGCCCCAACTATGACAAGGTTGTTGAGACATCCAGAAGCGAAATACCGATCGGCTAAAGGACTTTTGATAAGTCCTTTTTTAGTTGATAAATTCGCAAGTCCGATAGCGTAAACATGGCAAACAGAAAGGAAAACTGAATATGAGTAAAAATCTTCTTGACCTTGACTTGCAGTTATTTGCAGACGAGGTTGCAGACGCAGAAGTGTCGGAAGCCGTCGAGCCGACAGAAGAAACCACGGAAGACGAGCCGTCGGAAGGTGAGAGTTTAGAAGAAGGCGAAACAGATCAGGGGAACGCTGAACCCCACGAACAAACACCCGAAGAAAACGCAAGATACGCAGCCGCCCGTAGAAGCGGAGCAGAAAGCGTTGAACGCAAGTACGCACCGCTTGTTGAGAAGTTTGAACAAATGAATCAGCAGGCAGCGGCTATGTGTCAGGGCATCACGCACCCGGTAACAGGGAAACCTATTACAAACGTGTTTGAGTATTGGGATGCGTTAAGGGCGCAGCAGCAGGCTAGTGCCGAGCAGGAATTGCAGGAAAAGAACGTAGATCCCGACTTAATCAAGCGCATGGTTGCAAGTGATCCCACAGTTATCCAAGCAGGGCAGTATCTCCAACAGATGCAGAGAAGTCAGGCTGATCTTCAAGTCCAACAGGAAATTGAAGAAATCAAAAAGATCGATCCTACCATCAGGAGTGCGGAAGACCTTGCACCTTACAGAGACGCGCTAATTCAGTATTGTGCAGACCACCATTCAACATTAGTTGATGCGTACAAGGTTTTGAACTACGGAAATCAGCGCGACGCTGACCGTCAACAGGCTATAAACCAGATGCGCGGTAAATCGCATTTACCCAGTCAGGGCAAAGGCGTAGACCAAGCAGACGAGTACGTTGAAGTACCTGCGGATATTATGGCGCGTTGGAAAGAAGACGGGAAAACAGAGAAACAGATCCGGGAACTCTATAAAAAGGTTGCCGGAAAACTACACCTAACTTAATGAAAGGGGAAATCAGATATGGCATTTGAATTTTTAAGAGCAGAAAACAACGCTGCTCCGATCGAAAAAGAACTGCCTGCTACCGTTGGTGATGCTTTTTATCATGGCGAAGCAGTAGGGTTCAATAGTGGCGCACTCAAAGTTGTGACAGGTGCAAACCTGCCGGAGTTTATCTATGTCGGTAAAGACATCACATCTGCTATCACAGGGCAGGTAATCAACGTAGTACCCGTACTTCCCGAATACGAGTGGGAGACGGAGTTTGATGCAGACGCTTCCGCACTCAAGGCAGGAGCAAAGGTTCAGATTACGTCTGCCGGAACAAAGGTAAACGCAACCACAGGCGGCAAGTTTGAGCTGCTTGCAGATGGCAAGGTAAAAGGCGGCAAAGCCGTTGGCAGATTCGCATAAGGGGAAGGGGGAAATAGATCATGGCAGTAACTTTTAGCAAACACGGCGGTCTTAATGACGAAGCGTGGAAAACCATTGATACCGAGTTATCTATGGTTATTCAGGACACAGACACAGAAAAGAACAAGGATGATGAACTTGTAAAGGCTCTTTACAATGTTAAGACATCCAAGAAGTTCGGTGAGAAGCAGGGTAGCATGACCGAGTTCGGTAACTTCGTAGAGGTTGCTGAAGGCGACAACGCTATTCAGGACGACGTTCAGATGGGATTCTCCAAACTGATCGAGCATACGCAGTTCATCAAAGGCTTCACCTGCACAAGAGAAGCCAAAGACGACGGCGAGATCGACATGATGAAGATCGCTGCTGCAAACTTTGTTCGTGCCTACAAGAGATCCAGAGCGCAGTTCGCTTCTGACTGTCTCGTTGCAGAAGGCAAGACCTTCTTGTATGGTGGCAAGTCTTATGACAAGACCACGGGCGACGGCAAGGGACTTTTCGCAACCGATCATCCCGGCAAGAGAGTAGGCGTTCCTACACAGTCCAACGTATTCACAAATGCGTTTGGCGAGAACGCTACAATGCTTTACAAACTTGCTAACAAGGGACGTAACTTCAAGAACCAGTCCGGCAACGTAATGGGTTATACCTTTGACACCATTGTTATTCCGGGTAATGCTCCGGCTCTTGAGGATCTTATCAAGAGAATCCTTCATTCCGAGCAGATCGTCGGCTCTAACTTCAACGACATCAACACCCAGAAAGACGGATGGAAACTGATCGTTGACCACAGATGGGAAAACACCCAGACGAAAGTTCCGTATGTGCTGATTTCTTCGGAAGCACTCAAGGAACTGAACGCAGGTGTGTTCTATGATCGTGTACCGCTTGATGTGGCAAACGAGGTAGACATCAATTCCAGAAACCTTAAATGGTCTGGTTACACCAGATTCTCCGCAGGCTTCTATGACTGGAGAGCGTTCATCATGGGCGGCGCACAGGTTGGTACAAACTTGACGTAATCATCACCTACCTATATTTGAAGCCGTCGTCCTTCGGGGCGGCGGCTTCCCTGCAAAGGAGAGGAATATGTTAAAAGTTGGAGATACGTTTGAAGACGGTGGAGTTCTTCATAAGGTAATCGGTCAGAACGATAGCGGTTTAATCTGTCAGGTCATAGATGGTTCTATCGTAAAGCCGACAAAAGAAGCAGTAGAGGAAGTCGTCGAAGAAACAGACGACTACGCAGAATTGCCCTATGCACAGTTAAAGAAACTTTGTGCAGACAGAGGGTTAGACGCAACCGGGAAAAAGTCTGATTTGATCGCGAGATTAGAGGGTTGATATGAGTACATGGTATGATCTTAAATTAGCCGTATTGCAGAAAATGTTTGCTGCGGATGATGAAATAGTTGAAGACGAAAGCACGTTAGGCTATATAGCCGCTATGCCGCATTGTGCGAATGAAGGACTTGCTATGCTTGCCACGGCAGGAAAGTTCATCACAAAGTCCATTAAGATCGCACAGATAGACATTAAAAACCTTGTGGCAGAAACGGAAGCAGATGCTATCCATGAGTTTTCTGACGGCTATTCATATCAGACCAACGAAGGGCAGTCCTATTACTTTGAGTGCTTTGGAACAGGCACTTGCAAGATATATGTAGACGACACGTTAGCAGAGGAAATAGAGATCGAAGCGACAGGCTATGAGCCGTTCAGAGGTCTTATTGAGAATCCCGACAAGAAACCCGTCAGGTTTGAGTTTGAGACAACTTATCCTATGGGCGTTAAGAATTGTGCCGTCTATTCAGAGACATTTCCTGACGCAGATCATGTTATTCCATACACGGACAAAATCAAGTATGACATGGTAGCGTTAGCACCAGATTTTTACATGATAGATCCTCAAGGTATTTTCTTTGAAGGCGCATATCAAACATATTTGCAGACCACGGACTTCTATCAGGAAGGGACAAAAACCCTTGTGTTAGACCGTGACATGATAGGCAATTTCACGATTTATTACAGAGCGTACCCGGAGCAGATAACAAAGGACACGGAAGACGATTACGAACTTCCGATAGATCCCGAAGTTTATGCAATTCTTCCGCTTTATATGGCTTCGCAGCTATATAAGGACGACGATAATGGTATAGCAACTTCTTACCGCAACGAAGCTGAAATTGCTTTTGAAAGACTTGTAAATTCCGCAAACCTTTCCGCATACGAAAAATTCACAAGTGATACGGGGTGGATTTAATGGCAGTAAAATTCAAAGTTCCGAAAAGTCCCAAAAGGGATATAGCAATAAGTGACACCTTCATGGGCGTTGACCTGACAAACACAGGCGCGAACATTGACGGTTATAGAAGTCCTCACGCGCCTAACATGGTTCGTAACGTGCCGGGGAAAGTGCGTAAAAGGATGGGTTATTACAAGGAAGTCCTTTTCGGAACGGATGAAAACGTCAACTTCGCATGGGGAACAAGCGCACAGGAAAAGGAAATCCATATCAGTTCTGATGACACAAGCACATGGGTTAAGATTTATGACCTTATCCAGACAATAAGTTCTGACGCTTCCTATACCTTATATCTCGAATTTGATTACAAGTCCGAAGCCGACTTTAATATCATGGATGCTACCACGATAGTCACGGCAAGTGAGGACTGGGAGCATATCAGCACGTCCGTTGAATGTTTATCGACGGACACTTTTTCTGATGTTAAGATTTTCTCCGAGGAAGCACAGAACATTTACATCAAGAACTTTGCGTTGCTGAAAACCAGAACGGAAAGTTATGAGTGGTCGCCGGCTCCGAAATACTTTGTGGAAAGAGAAACGAATGATCCCGTTTATGGCTGCCACTTCTTAAAGAATGGTACGGACGGATATGACGGGGATAGAGTAGTAAATGTAAATAGGGTGTTAAAAGCAGATACAGCAATTTCAAAAAATATATCTGGCGGCTCTATTGGTAACTATGATATTTACTATTTAGGCGAAGTGTTGTGTAACGCACAAACGATATACATTGATTTTGATTATGAAGTCATAACTTCTTCTTCCTCTGTAAATATATATTTACAATTTTCAGGAACAAAAAACGGGCAGCATGGTTTAAGAGTACAACTAGACAAAACAAGCGGTACGCCCGTTCATGTAAGCACAAGTGGCATTCCCATTGGATATGCAAATGGGATAATTCAACTATGCAACGGCGTTTTTACGGGATCTGCGACAGTTAAGATAAGCAACTTTTCCGTATGCTATGAAAAAGACGAAAACTACAAGTGGTCGCCTGCCCCGGAAGATAATAACGAAAAGTTCTATGTCAAGGATATGTATAACATACATTCCAAAGACTACGCCGCAATTAACTCCGCAGAAAAAGATACAACCACTATAACAGTAGGTTCTGATATTACTGAAATTATAGAGTTCTGTAATAATGACTCGCACCCGGAAAGCAACTATCAGTATTTGTCATTTGATGTCACAACTTCTTTGCTCAATTCATCAGCAAACCTCGGCTTTATGTCACTTGTAGTTCGTGACTCTGACGGAGAATGGTCATGGCATAAAACACGGGAGTCTTATGACGAAAATTACAAAAAAGAACACATGGACGTTTTCTATTGTTGTGATGATGGGAAATATCTGAAAGATTTTTATATAATGATCGGTGTTACGGGTGCAAGTTCGAAAGCACACATCAAGATTTCTAATATAACAATAAAGGATTTCGTTATAAGAGACGATTTCTCGGTGCATTCTTCATGGAATTTATACCATGTGGGAAAAGATTTTTATTTGCGAGCTGCTGACGTTGGCTTCTTTGATAGGGTTTATTCCGACGCAAACGAGCATATAAGTCAGTCATTCCAGATTAACGACAATTCCTACATCATTGACGGAAAAGACATTTATGAGTTCTCGATCAAAGAGGGAGAGAGTGTCGAAGTAATAGGTCAAGACAATGCTTATATTCCGACGGTAACAAAGGCAAGGGAGTATAACGGCGGCGGTGTTAGCGTTGAAGCGTTTAATCTTTTGCAGCCGGGATTTATTGAGCAGTTTATAGGCGTTGCAACACAAAAAACATACCAGCTATCGCAAAACGATTTAGACGACACGCCTGTTAAAGCATGGCTTTTAGACAGTAACGGGAATTGGAATCCAAAGGAAGAAGACACAGACTTTTCTGTTGATCGGTCTACTGGAAAGGTGACATTTGTTACTGCTCCCGGTGTTACACCACTTGAGGGCGAAGACAGTATAAGAATCCAAGCATATAAGACGTTTGAAGGATATAGGCAGAGGATTACAAAATGTAGGTTTGGTACGCTCTACGGAGTTAGCGGTGCAGCTGACAGAATCTTCGTATCTGGAAACCCGGAGCATCCTAATTGGGACTTTTATTCACAGTACAAGGACGCTACGTATTTCCCTGATATTGGTTATTCTACTTTGGGATCTTCGCAAAGTGCTATCACGGGATATGCTATTGTATCTAACTACCTTGCTACTTTCAAAGATGGTTTCGACCAGTCGCAGTCGGTATTTGTCCGTGAAGGTGATATGCTTGTTACTGACGAAGAAAACAAGACTTCCGAACCCGTCTTCAAACTGATTAACTCGTTACAAGGCGTTGGCTCTATTAGTCCGTATTCTTTCGGGTACTTGCAGACAGAACCCGTATTTCTGACAAAAGCAGGCATTTACGCAATTACAGAGCAGGACATCACTGGTGAAAAGTATTCGCAGAACAGATCGTTTTATCTTGATGGTCAGTTAAGAAAAGAGCCTAATCTTGAAACGGCATTTGCTACTGTTCACGACAACCAGTATATCCTTGCATTAAACGGCAAACTGTATGTATTAGACGGACTGCAAGCAACGAGAACGGACAAATCAGAGCCGTATGCGACAAGACAGTATGCAGGCTTCTTGTGTACCGATATTCCGGCATTAACCATGTGGGAAGACGACGCGGTATGTTTCGGAACTAATGACGGAAAAGTATGCCGCTTCTATACGGATGTCGAAGCTCTTGAATCCTACAATGATGACGGGAAGCCGATTTATTCATGTTGGGAAACGCCTGATCTTGACGGCAAGTTATTCTACAAGAACAAGACGTTTAGATACATGGCGGTTAGGTTGATGCAGGCGGTCAAAACTTCCGTGAAACTTTATTCAAGAAGGTTTGGCTTATGGACGCTAAACGCTGAAACCGCATGGAACTTAATCAAAGAGCAGACCACTATTTCTAATATGCTTGACTTTGAAAACCTAGACTTCAACCTTTTCTCGTTTAGTGCAGACTTATCCGAAAGGTTAGTCCATACGAAGTTAAGGGTTAAGAAGGTAGACAAGGCAAGGTTTAGAGTAGAGAACGGAGAACTGAATGAGCCGTTTGGTTTGTTTGATTTAGCACTTGAATATATTGAGAGTGGCAACTATAAGGGGTAAAAGTATGGCTTTCACAAAGATCGAAAATTCAGACTTTAATAATGCAGGGGCATTAAATCTTCCTAACAGACCGTCGGAAACCATATCGGCGCAGAACATCAAGAAAATGTTTGATGCTCCGGCAAAAGAGGTAATCACGCCTGCCTTTAACAACCTAATTGATGCGTTGGAAGATCCGTCTGCGGCTGAATCCATAGGGGCGGTAGCACCGTCAGGGGCAAGAGGAAACAACGTGCAGGCTATCCTTAATAGCGTTTTCGGAGCGATTTCCGTAGCGGTAGTTGATGTCAAAGAGATCAAGTCAGAGATTTCTGCCGTGATGGTTAAAGTTGATGTTCTGGAAGACGAAGCGCACACGCACTCAAACAAGGAACTGCTTGACACTTACGAGCAGACAGAGAGCGATTTAGCGGATGCGGTAGCAAAGAAACACGCTCATTCAAATAAGGCTTTACTTGATACCTATAACCAGACAAACGATAATCTGTCGGATGCGGTGTCGAAGAAACATACGCACGATAATAAATCCCTGTTAGACACCTATACGCAGACGGAAAGCAACTTGGCTGATGCGGTTTCCAAAAAGCATAGTCACTCTAACAAGTCCGTCTTGGATAAGTTCGGTGAGAGTGGCGGCAAACCGACTTATGACGGAAGCACAATAAGCGGAGCAGTTGATTCAGTAAACGGACAAACAGGAACGGTAGTGTTAAGTGCTTCGGATGTAAATGCGTTACCCGATTCGACGACGATCCCGGATAGCCTTTCTGATTTGTCTGATGATTCCACGCACAGACTTGTCACCGATACGGAAAAAAGCGCATGGAACGGCAAGTCAGTTGTCACGGTTTCTCAAGTCCAGACAAGCGGTCAGAAGATAGCGGTTATTTCCATTAACGGAACGGGGACAGACATTTACGCCCCGGAAAGCGGAGCAGGATCGGGCGACATGAAGAAGTCTGACTA